GTCGTCTCTTTTCCTCTTCTTCCCAACCAACCGCCATGTATTCCTTGTACTTATCCCAATTATACTCACTTTCTTGGTGCAACTTTTTCCAATTTGAAATAGTCACAGGTGTGACTTGCAATTCCCTGGCTATATCTTGCATTACCCAACCTTTAGCATACAACTCTCTTGCTTTACTCTTTCCTTCAATATTTTTATTAGCCATATAGTTATAATCATCATTCTATTTATTAATTTATTTTATTCATATATTTAAAATATATAAATAAAAATGATAAATATTATCATTTACAAACTTCTGCTTTGCGTTATTATTATTAATTGAATGATAGAATTATCAATCATCAAAGATTTAATATTAGCATTCATCGAATGATGGTGATTTTTTTTAGATTGTTTTTTGGGTTCCAGGACAACTTTAGAAGCATCATATATTTTAAAAAGAAATTTTATAGGTATTGAAAAGGTTAAAGAATATTATAATATTTGTATAGAAAGATTAAAAAATGTTAGAATTTAATAAGATTTATAACGAGGATTGTGTGCATACAATGTCTAAAATGAATGTCAATTTTATTGACATGGTTTTAACATCTCCTCCCTATGATAACATTCGAAGTTATGGAAATGATATTCATAAAAAATGGAATGAATTTGTTTGGAAGCCTATAATTTCGGAATTGTTTAGAGTTGTGAAAATTGGTGGTGTTGTTGTTTGGATAGTAGGAGATGCTACAATAGATGGTAGCGAGACAGGAACATCATTTAAGCAAGCTCTATGGGCTATGGAATGTGGATTCAAATTGCATGATACGATGATGTATTGTAAAAATAATCCACTTCCTTCTAGTGGTAAAAGGTATCAAAATTTCCCGACAAATTGGCTGAAGACCATATTAAATCATGGAGTAATGAAGGCGATTTAATCTACGATCCTTTTATGGGTAGTGGGACGACCGCAAAATGTTCAAAAATTTTAAATAGAAATTTTATGGGAAGTGAACTAAATTTAGAATATATAGATATAATAAATAAAAGACTTGAAATTATATGATAGAAGAACAAACATTATTAATGAAAATGGATGGTTTTAACGGTCGACCGTTTTGGTAAAAAAAATGATAAACATTATCATTTACAAACTTCTGCTTTGCGAGTATTATTATTAATATAATGGAAAGCCAATTTATATTAGGGAATTGTTTTGACATTTTACCTAAACTAAACAAAAAAAGTTTTGATGCTATTATCATAGATCCACCTTACGGTATAGGTGTTGCAGATTGGGATAAACCTATTGATATTTTTACTTTTACTGAGCAAGTCGCCCGTCTTGGTAAAGATTTTTATGCCTTTTTTGGGCAAATGCCGACAATGATTGACTGGATTAATGCTGCCAGTCGAAGCAAATTAAAATATCGAGAGCATATTACTTGGGTAAAAAGAAAAACAACACCAACGGGGAAATTATCCTTAAATAAAGGTTTTGAAAATATTTTTATTTATCGGCATAAAAACAAAACTTTTAAAAAAGTGAAGGGTAATTATTCCGACGTAACGATACCTAAAATTTTATATGACGTTAATGTTTTGGTAAGTATGCAAAAATGGTCTAATGAATTTATTAACCAAATAAAAACAAAAAATCAAGAAGATATTATTTCCTTTCAAAAAGGGCAACCCATTTTTAGCCCTACTCGTCTTAGAAGGGTAAAAAATGGTCGCAAAAGGAATACTACATCAAATTACACCAACGTTTGGTCTTTTTTACCTCCTACTGCGAGTGCTGGCAGGACTTCAAAGTCAATTTATTATCATCCTTGTGAAAAGCCAGTTGAACTATTGAAAAGACTCGTAGAATTACTTACCCCTGAAAAGGGTATTGTATTAGATCCGTTTGCAGGAAGTGGTTCAACGGCATTGGCCTGTTTAGAAACAGGTCGGCAATATTTTTGTATTGAAAACAACGAAATTTATTATAAAACAGCAATAGCTAGGATGGCAAAATGGACGAGTGGATAAAAATTTTCCGAGTGGGCCGTTGGAAAAATAGAGATTGGACAATCGACGATATCGATAAAATAGTCAAAAATTTTTCTAAAAAAGAAGTTAACGTGCCGGTTGTCATAAATCATGGTGATGAACACGGTAATAGTAGTAAGGCGGCGGCTTACGGTTGGGTTGAAAAAGTAAAACGTGATGGTGATTTTCTAGTTGCTAAATTCAGAGATCTAGTACCTGAATTTGTCGAGGCCATCAAGAAGAAAATGTTGCCAGAACGTTCTATTAGGTTGGTACGTCAACCGGATGGTAGTTGGGATATGCGTCATGTTGCTTGGTTAGGTGCGGCTCCACCGGCTGTAACTGGATTAGGAAATATTTTTGATAATTCTTATGAGAATAGCGAGCACTTTGATATTGTTTTTTTTGATTTTGTAGAAAGCAAATTAGCAGCCTCCTTACTAAAAAATTATTCATCATCTCGTGATGATAAAGTTTTTAATCAACCTTCAAACGTTAGTGATGAGGTCACTCGTTTAAAACAAGAGATTGCATCTCTCAAACAAAGTGCTCAAAAAACTTTAAATGATTTTCATCGTCAAAAATTTAAGGCAGAAGTGGAATCGCTCAATATTTCGCCGAGTATTGAGCAAGCTGGGATAGTTGATTTTCTGATGTTGTTGCAAGATTTTCCCTTAGATTTTGCTGTTGGAACATCAGAGCAACACCCGGTTGAATGGTTCCAAGAATTTTTAAAAAAGATTAATTTAAATTTTAGTCAAGCAACTCACCCATATTTGTATGAGGTGACCGAACCTCCTGAAAGAAACAATGTTGAACAACACCAAAGCGCTTTTTCAGTTAGTTTTGAAAAAGAAATGCTGGAACGTGGGCGTAAGTATAAAAAATGACAAAAATAGCTGAATCAACAGTTAAATTAGATGAAGTTCTGAAAATGGAATGGGATAAGGGTTACAACAGGGACGAAATTACCATTGCCGCTGGACAAGATACCGTTCTAATAGCGACTACCCTACTAGGAAAAATTACAAGTTCTGGTGAATTTACTCCTTTAAATCCTACCGCAACTGATGGCAGTGAAGTTGTTGCTGGTATTTTAACAACACCATTAGTAGATGCAACTACTACTACTGCAAAAGCAATGGCTTTAGTAAGGGGGCCAGCAACCGTTCGATTTAAAAAAATAACACTGAAAAACGCTTTAGATGAGACTCAAATTCTCAAAGCTAAAAATGATTTACAAATTTTTAACCCAATGATTAAAGTAATTTAATATAAAATGCCATATTTTACTCAAAATTCTTTTGACCCTTTTAAATTCTATGAGGTGACTGAAGAATTAAATCGTACAGAAGCCATTAATTACTTACCAAGGAATCTATTTAAAACAGTAGGAATCATTGGTACACAGCTTCCTTTATACGAAAGGGAAGGAAAAAATGGAGCTATTCCTTTCTCTGTTAGGGGAGGCAATCCATTTTACATCGATAAGGGAAAAGCAATACTAAGAGTTGTTACCGCTCATCATCTTTTGGCCGGCGATACTATCGATTCCACAAGAATTCAAGAATATCGTGATTGGAAAACTAACAAAAAAATTAATACATTAGATGAAGAAAAAAGTGTTAGTTATGCCAATCTGATGGAAAGTTTAGAGATCAGTGAAATTCATCTTCAATTATCAGCGATAAAAGGATTTGTGGCTAATGTGGATGAGGCTGAAAATAAAATTTTAGATTTATATGAATTATATGGATTTGAAAAACCTGAAATTGAGCTGCCGTTTTCGTCGCTAGATAGTATAACTGGTGATGGTAGTGTGGCTATAAAAGAAGTTCAAGTTGGTGAATGGTTGGACAATTTGGTTTTGGAACACATGAGAAAAAAATTAAGAAGATACATCATGACAGGTGTAGAAGCTTGGTGTTCTGAATCTTTTTTTTCAAACCTCATCAGAAGGGTTCCTGAAGCCTATAAAAGGGAAAGAGGTGAAACTTCAGGTTGGATCAGTTTTAAATTTAACAATATTAACTTTGTAAAGTTAACTGGTACATACCCAAGTGCCGCTACTGATAAGGTCTATAATTTTGTAGAAGATGGGAAAGCTCATTTTTTCCCATTAGGCTCTTCAGATATGTTTGTGCGTTACAATGCGTCCCCATATCTCAAAGGATTAGTGGACGGGAATAAAAAAGGAAAAAGAGTTTACGGTTTAGAATCTATGGATAAATACGAAACACGATTAGAAATTTTAATGGAGATGGATCCACTCTTCATGTGTCATAACCCTGAAATGTGTATTGAAGCCACCTTTACTTGATCAATGTACTTAACATTTCAAGAGTTAATAGATATTATTGGATTAACTGAGTTATCCCAGTTTGCCACATCTGCGGAACAAAAAGCGATTAATGCACACTTATTAAATCTAACTATTTTAGAAGGTGATCGAACAGGATATAGTGATGAGGAAATAAAAACAGCAGATGCTACATGGAGAACTATAAAAATAGCTGTCGAAGACGCAACAAGGATAATTAATAGTTACCTTAAAAAAGCACAGTTATCTCAGGAAACGATAGACGCCAATCCGATTAGAAGGCATTGTGCTAGTATTGTTCGCTATTATTTAGCTAAGGATAATCCCACAGAAAAAATAATAGCTGACTTTACCGAAGCAAAGTCTTGGTTGCATGATGTTTATGAAGATGCTGAATTAATTAAGCCTAGTTTATTTGAAGATAATTTTTTTCCTAATATTTTCACTGGAAGCTTAGAAAGTCAAATTGATTGGAATAGTTGGCCAAAGTTATGAGCGCAATTAATTATATTTTAAATCATTTTAAATCATGGTTAGTGTTTTTGTTAAAAGCTGTGATCGTTCAAGGTATGCGGGATTACATTAATAACATGAATGAAACTAACTATGATCCGTTAGATATAAAACCAATTTTTAAAGAATTGATTTGTGATGTGGAAAAGGAAAGGATGCAAGAAACTGAAAAAATAACAAAAGTAACCAATGGCGGGGGTTAGATTATATTTCACAGGTTTTGGTATTTCCAAAGAAACCTTAGCACATTTACGCAAAACTGGAATCAGTTTAGCTAAACCGTTAAATCAAGTTGGCGGATATTTATTATCTGAAACTCAACTCAGGTTTGCGCAAAACCTAATTCGTCCAAAATCAAAAAAGACGGTTGGTAACACTTTAGTAGATCGTGGCCATTTATGGCATTCCATTACTTATCAAGTTTTTCAAAATACTTTATCTTTGGGGACTAACTTAAAGTATGCCGCTATCCATCAATTTGGAGGACGCACAGGTAAAAACCATAGTGTACTTTTACCAGCTCGCCCATTTTTGGGTGTCACCGATGAAGATGAAGTTAAAGTGAAACGAATAATGGTTGAGTATATTGAAAAATCATTATGAGTATTTCAACAAGACATGAAATTGTTACTCAATTAAAGTTAATTGAAGATTTCCAGACGGTCGGTGGAGCAGTTGACCATGAAGCGGTTAAAAAATCAGCAGTTAGAACTCCTTCTGCTTATGTGCTTTTAATGAGGGATGAGGCTAATCCTAATAAAGGAATGAATAAAGTATTGCAAAATGTGACTGAACATTATGCAATCTATATTATTGTTGACAATAAACGACAAATCAGCGGTGATGATTCAATGGAATTAGTTATTACTTTAAAAGAAAAAGTTAAGAAAAAATTATTAGGATGGCGGCCTACATTAGCCTATTCTGGCATGGAATACCAAGGTGGTGAATTAATTGAAGTTAATGAACGTTTGTTGTGGACAAGCGTTTTCTCGTGTTACAAAAATATGACTAGTTAATTATGAATGAAAATTTTGTAAATCACCATAGAACTCAAGTGGTGATGGCTAAAGAAACAAATTATGGGGAGATTCCATCTAGTGTATATCAGGTGATTATTGCTGAAGAAGTAAGTATGAAACCATCTGCTGACTCAATTGAGTATAACCCAATGTTGCCAACAGCCACTCAAATATTAAGTGGAAAAAAAGTTAATGGCAAATATGATATTACCATTAAACCACATTATATTCCTAAAGGCGTTGATGAAT